TTCAACAAGACGTCGTCTTCGAACACGCTGTTCGGCTTCGCCGCCGCCGCCGCCCTTTCGGGCGACGCGGTCGGGTACATCCTGCTCGGCGACACGCTGTAAGGCCTGCCGCCGTGACGAACTTCGCCGACCTCGCCGGGATCGTCCGCTCGACGCTGGACGCGGTCCATGGCGAGGTCGCGCGACTGAAGCCGCGCGACCGGATGGCCGGGCCGCACGGCGCCAACGTTCCTTCGCTCGACCGGGTGGAGACCGACATCGACGCCTGTTTCTGGCGGGATACCGAATTCGAGGCGCGCCGCCGGGCGCAGCCGATGGTCGGGATGACCGGACAGCGCATGGCCAGCCGCTCGCCGGAGATCTACGCATCGACCGGGCATGCCGGGCCGTTCGCCGTCGGCGACCACCTGGCGCGGCCGAAGACGGGCGAACTCTTCGAGATCGTCTCCCGCGATCCGGACGATGTCGGCAACACCATCCTCGGCCTCGCCGCGATCAAGGGGACCTGATGCTCTCCGCCGAAGCCGCCCGCCTCGCCGCGCTCGAGGTGCTCTGCCCAACCGCCGCGCTGCGCGGCGGCGACGACTTTCCGACGCTCGCCGGTGCGAGGGTGCTCGATTCGCGCCTGCCCGGCATCGACGACCTCGACCAGGAGGCGAAATTCACGCCGGTGCTGGCGCTGTTCTCGACGGACAGCACCGTGCAGCCGCGAGGTGCGGCGGCCGACATGGCCGACACGGACAGCCGCGCGGTGCTGGAGATCGTCGCCGAACTGGCGGTGGCGGCGAAGGACGAGGATGGGACGTTCTTCGCCGACGCCATGGCCGCCGACGACTGGGATGCTCGCCTTGTGCTCGCGGCGCTGTGCGCCCAGGTGCGGCGGCTGCTTTCCTACGACGAGCGCGGGCGGCTGTTCCGCCGCTTCGTGCGCCAGGTCGAGCGGGTGACCGAGGAGACCTTCGCCATCCCGCAACTCGGCGCGCGCTGGCACCGCGTGACCATGCGCTTCGACCTTTCGCTGCCGGACGACGAATTCACCGACGACGGCGGACTGCCGGAGCCGCTGAAGACCCTGGCCGGGCTCTTGCCCGAGGGGTCGCCGGCGGCGGAGAGGCTGGCGAGCCTCGCCGCGCATTTCGCCACGGTCGTGCGCACGCCGCTCGAAGACGTCCGCTTCGACGAGACCGCCGGCACGGCCGGCCTCGTCGCCGAGATGGAGACATGACCATGACGGGTATCCGCATCTTTGTCCCGGCGCGGCCTGGCCTCGCGATCCCGATGCCCGACCGCGACAACCGGCCGCTGCCCGCGGACGGCGCCGCACTCGACCTGTCGCGTCCCTACTACCGCAGGCTTCTCGACGACGGGGACATCGTCGAGATCGAAACCGAAACCCCGCCGGCCGCCTCGAAGGGCCGCCGCACAAAGAAGTGAGGCCAGATCGATGTTCAACCAGATCCCCGGAAACCTGATCGCGCCGATCGTCGCCTTCGAGGTGAACTCGGGCGGCCAGTTCGAAAACCGCTCGCGGCTGCTCCTGGTCGGGCACGCCAATTCTGGCGCGACGATCACGGCGAACACGCCGACGCCATGCCCGTCCATCGCCGAGGGGCGGCGGCTGGCCGGCGCCGGATCGATGCTCGACGACATGGTGCGCATGGCGCGGGCCAACGCGCCGGCGCAGGAAATCTGGATCATGGCCGTGCCCGAGACCGGAACCAAGGGCAGCCGGACGATCACCATCAATCCGGCGCCTTCGGCCGGACAGGCGGCGGTGCAGATCGCCGGCGAGATGGTGGCGTTCACCGTGGCATCCGGCGACACGGTCACCAATGTCGCGACCGCGCTCGCCGCGGCGGCCAACGCCTATTTCAACCGCCTGACCGGCGCCAGCCTGCCCTACACGGCGACCTCTTCGTCCGGCGTGGTGACGCTGACGCCGCGCCATGCCGGCGCGCTGATGAACGGCATCGACATCAACGTGCCCGTGCTCGCCGGCGACAACGTGCTGACCGGCAATGCGGCGATCGCGGCGGCGACTTCCGGCTCCGGCTCGCCCGACCTGACCGCCGGCCTGGCGGCGCTCGGCGACGACGAGTTCGACTGGATCGTGTCGCCCTTCTCGGATTCGACCAATGTCGGCCGCTACGAGACGCTGCTCTCCGACACGTCCGGCCGCTGGGCGTGGAACCGGCAGATCTACGGACACGTGTTCTACCCGATGGCCGACACGATCGGGAACCTGACGACGCACGGGCTGTCGAAGGACAGTCGGCACATCTCGTGCATTCCGGTCGTCGCCTCGTCGAACGCGCCGCAGCCGGTGTGGCAGTGGGCGGCGGCGATCGCGGCGCGGATCGCGCCCTGGCTTTCGGATGGGGCGACCGGCAACGTGTCGCGCAACCAGACCGGCCTCGTCGTGCAGGGGCTGCTCGCCCCGCGCGACCGGGCCGGCTGGCTCGACTATGCGACGCGCGACGCCTTCCTCGGCTCCGGCCTGTCGACGTGGAAGGTCAACACCGGCGGCGACGTCGTCGTCGACAAGGTGATCACCATGTCGCGGACCTTCAACGACGTGCCCGACACGACCTTCCGCGACATCCAGAAGATCGGCCAGCTGGTCTATGCGCTGCGACGCTTCCGCACCGACCTGACCGTCGAGCACGGGCAGAAGGCGATCGCCGACGACAATCCGGCGAACCTGGCGTCGATCTCGACGCCGGCCGACATCAAGGCGACGTTCATGCACTCCTATACCCGCATGGTGAACACCGGCGTGCTGGAGAATGCCGGACGCGCCGCCGACCTGATCACGGTCTCGCGCAACGCCGACAACCCGAACCGCGTCGACATCATGGCGCCGCTCGACATGGTCAACCCGCTCGACATCATCGCGGCCAACGCGCTGGTCTACTCGCAGTTCGACGCCGCCTGACGCCGCCGGCGCCGGGCTCGACCTTTCCTCAAAGCACCAGACAGGAGCACACCATGGCCGGCAAGGATTTCGGCGGAAACATGAAGTTCCGCGACAGCGCGGGACGCAACGTCTCGCTGCGCGGCACCTTCACCGTCTTTCCCGCGACGTCGTCGATCGAGGGAATCACCAACCAGGACGGGTCGGCGGATCGCATCGCCACGCCTTCGGCGCCGCGCGCCGAGATCGCCTTCGCCGACAAGGGCGTCGACCTCGCTTTACTGATGGGCGACGAACGCCGCGACGTCACCATCGTCGAGGAATTCACCGGGGCGGTGCACCTGTTCACGGAGGCCTTCTATACCGGGTCTCCGTCGACCAACCGGCTGACCGGCGAGGTCACCGGCGTCGGCATCATGGGCTCCAGCTATCGCAAGATCGCCTGACCATGGCCGACCGCACGATCACGCTGTCGCGGATCTACGCCGAAACCGGGCGCCCGGTCTCGGCGCTCGCCTTCCGCTGTCCGCGCTGGGCCGACTACATCGAGTTCGGCGAAATCCAGGAGTGGCAGCCGGTGGGCGGCGAGACCGGCGGCGATGGCCGCCGCCTGATGCTGGTGCGTTATCCGGACGTGGTGGCGAAATATGCCGAGCGATGCCTGAAGGCGCCGGCGACGGCGGCCGACCTCGCCGTGCTCGATCTGTCCGACGCGATGGCGGTGACGAAGGCGATCGAGGATTTTTTTCTCGAAGCCCGAGCTTCCGGCGCGACGCCGACCGGCTCCTCTGGCGGTTCGGGAAAAGCTTCGGAGACGTCGGGCGGCTGAGCTTCGACCGGATCGTGACCTACGCGGCGCGCGCCGCGAAGTGGGAGGGCGGCCATGTCTAACCGGGTGATCGAAGCCATTCTCCGCCTTTCGGCGAAGCTCGGAAACATGGATGCCTTCAAGAAGGTGTCCGACAATCTCGCCCGGGTCGACAACCAGGCGAAGGCCTACAACCGGACGAACTCTCTGATGGTGAAGGGGCTCGACAGGATGCTCGCCTATGCGGCGCCGGCTGCAATCGCGGCGATGGGCGTGACGTCGGCGAAGGCATTCGCGCAGATCGAGCGTCGCATGGAGCGCATCGGCATCACGGCCGAGGCCAGCGCCGAAAAGACGACGGCCGCCTACGGGCGCGTCAAGGAAATCGCCGACGATCTCAAGGTGCCGATCGACAGCGTGCTCGAGGGGCTGGAGAGCCTGGTGGCGTCGGGAAAGAGCCTCGACGAGGCGCTGGCCTTCCTGCCGTCCGTCGCCGGCACGGCGCATGCGGCGGATGCCGCCTTCGGCGACATGGCGACGACGGCCGACGCCATCGGCAGTTCGCTCGGCATCGCAGCGAACCGGATGGAGGAAGCCTTCGACATCATCGCCAAAGGCGGCAAGGCGGGAAAGTTCGAACTGAAGGACATGGCCGCCGAGCTGCCGTCGCTGGCGCCGGCCTTCGCCGCCCTCGGCTATCGCGGCGAAGAAGGCCTGAAGCGCCTGACGGCCGCGCTCCAGACGGTGCGGCTGGAAACGGGTTCGTCCAGCGAGGCGGCGACGTCGTTCATGGACGTGCTGACGAAGATGGAATCGGAGACCGTGTCGAACAACTTCAAGAAGTTCGGCGTCGACATCCGCAGCGAGATGGCGAAGGCGCGCAAGGCCGGCGAGGATACGCTCGAGGCGTTCATCCGCCTGTCGACAAAAGCAGTGAAGGGCGACCTGTCGAAACTGCCCCAGCTGTTCACCGACAAGCAGATGCTGATCGGCATGCGGGCGCTGATGAACCATACGCAAGAGTTCGCGGGTTTCATGAAGGAACTCGGCGATGCGGCCGGTACGGTGAGGACCGACCTCAAGCGCCTCGCCGATGACGCGCAGGGCGATTTCGACCGGCTGAAGAATTCGTGGGATAGGCTGCAGCAGTCGATCGGCAAGGCCGTCGTGCAAGGCGGCGGCGCCGCGGCAATGGATGCCGCCGCCGCGGCATTGGATGCGAAGGCCGAAGCCGGAGAGCGAAGCGATGCGGCGTGGAAGACCATCCAGAAAGAAGGCTTCGACATTCGCCGGGCGCTCGGTCTGAGCAGCGTCGCCGAGGCGCAGGCGCTGGCCGACGAGATGATGCGCAGGGGTGGCTACGTCAGCGCCGAAAACAGGGCGCGGCAGCACGCCATGGCGGCCTATGCCGACTACGGCAGATCGAGGGCTGCGGCGGTCGAAACCGTGACGCCGCCGCTGCCGCGCGGTAAGGGCGGCCTGCCCCTGACCGGCCCAGCGGTGCCGTCCCGACCGGTTGGCGGCGGCGACTTCGGCCCGTCTCTCTCCTACCAGTATTCGACCTACGGCCGCGCCGCCGAACAGGCGCGGCGGACGACGAGCGGCACGCTGAATGCCGACGAATGGGGCCGCCCGCGCGAAATCGACGGCGACGCGCTGCGCAGCAAGATCGACGACGCGCTCTCGTCGGGCGGCGAGAAGGCGGGATCTTCGATCGAGGGCGCCATGACGGCGGGCGGCGAAAAGGCGGGCTCGGCGTTCAAGCAGCTGATGGACAGCGCCGCACAGTCGTTCGGCGAAGCGGCGGCGCGGTCGTTCAACTCGAGTGTGCGCGTTCCCTCCGGCGGCG